GGGCGATTATCGCCACAAGGAAAAAGCCTGTTTTCTTCATCTTTCGGTTCCCTTCGTTTTTGCGTTCCATGTCGTCTTTCTTGTCGGTCCTTCGTCGGTCGTGTGCTGAAAATCCTACGCTATGCCAGGGCCTTATCCCGCCAGGATCGCCTTGATGATCGCGGCCTTGTTCATCCCCTTCGTGACGACCGGGGGAGCCATCTTCGCGGCCCGATCCTTCAGGACCTTCACCGTCAGGGCGGACAGGTCTTCCGTCCCGGCGTCGTCGGTCTTGGGCGTCCCCGCGGCGGGCTTCGCCTTCTTCGCGGCTTCCGCCTTGATTCGGCGGGCCCGGTTAAATGCTGCAAGTCCCATCTGTTCCCCCTTGTCTATTCAGGCGCGGGGTCCGGAAGAAGAAAGTTCCCCTTCCGGGCCCCGTCCTGAAGGTCTAGCCGTTTGTCTTGAGACACGCCAGGCGGACGTTCTTCCGCTCATAAACGCGATTCCAGTTCACCGCCAGGGCCAGGTTCGCGTTCGACGGATTTTTCGGCGACGTGTTGCTGTTCGTCGTGTCCGTCCAGGCGATCCCGCGCGGATGCAGAATCATGTGTCGGCGCGTAATGATGTAATCCTCACCAGCCAGGGTGTCGCGATCTGTCTCGATAGGAGCCTTCGGGGACCCTTCGCCGCGGGCGATCGCGCCCAGGCCGAAGATATAATTCGTGTACTCGTAACCGGACAGCCCGGCCCCGGCTTGCGCGGTCCGCGGACAGGTGTCGTCCACAATCACCGTCAGGCCCATAAAAGACCGCTTGATGATCTGACCCACGGAGTCCTTTTCGTATTCGATCAGATCGCGCTTCGCCATCCCGGCTTCGACGACGGAATGGACGAACATCGCGGTCAGCTTGTCCTTCGCGTCGCCCATCGTCTGACAGGCGTCGATTACCGTTTCGCCCGTGACCAGGTTGTCGTTCGTCGCGTTCAGACCATCGTCGATCGCTACGTCGTGAATCATGTCCCCGGCGTCGTTGTCCGCGTTGTCCGCGAATACGCCCGCCAGGATGTTGATCAGGGCAGTCTGTTCGCGCCGGGCCCAGTATCCTGCCAGAAGGTCCGCGATCGCCGCCAGGGGATCGTCCCCTGCAAGGGCGGATGCAAGGTCGTTTGCACCGAAGGCGCGTCCGCGCATGATCAGGACCGCCTGGTCCTGTCCGGTACCAATCGATCCGGGCGTCAGGGATCCGGAGTCCTGAAGGGCTTCGTCGTCCCCCGTCAGGTCGGACCAGAAAGGCATATCGATCAGGCGTCCGCCCTTCTGGGCGAGTACGTTCAAGGCGTCGTCCTGTGAAATCAGTCCCGCCTGTACCAGGGCCGAAAGGACCGCGGTCCGTTCGATCATATACGGATTGAACACTTCGGGGACGACGATGTCAGTCACTTTTGTCGCGGCCATTTGGTCCTTCTTTCCTTTGTTCGTGGGGCGGCGTTATGCCGCCAGTTCAGCCTTCAATTTCTTCGCCAGTTCCGGGTCTTCCTTCGTGATCTGTCCCTGAAGGGTCAGATTGAAGCTTTCCTTCTTCCAGGGGTTTTTCACCGTGACGCCCTTGAACGTCAGTCGACGATTCGGATCGCCGCCGGACCCGTGTCCGGACAGGTCAGCCAGGACCGCTTCGTTCGCGACCCTGAAGCTTTCGACGATCGGGGTCGTGATCTTGTCGTCGTCCAGGTCTTCCGGGTTTAATTCGGTGAATTTCGACTTGAAGACCGAAAGCATCGCTTCGCCGTCGACGCCCTTTTCCAGGAAAGTAATCTTGTGCTTTGCGACCAGGGCGTTCACCTTCGCGTCACGCGTAAGCTTGACCGTGTCCGCCTTCATCGTTTCCGCGGACGCTTCCATGTCGGCGATCTTGACCTTCAGGCGTTCATTCTCCGCCTTCAGGCGATCCAGTTCGGGCTTATCCTTGTCGGCGACCTGTGTCGCGGCTTCCTCCAGTTCGCGGACCTTCGCTTCCGCCGCGGTCTTCGCATCTTCCGCCGCCTGGGCCCGTTCTTCGGCCTTGCGTCGGGCGTTCGCCGCGGATTCGTCCAGGGCCTTTTGCAAGTTCCCGGAGTCCGCCAGGAAAGCCTTTTCGTCGTCGGTCAGGGCGTCAAATCCTTCCGCCTTGATCTTCGCCAGGATTGCCTTCAAGTTCATCGACCATTCCCCCCAGTTTCAGGATTTTACGGATCCAGATCCGCAACGCGGAAGACGTTCAGCGTTCCGCGACGCCGCTTTGTTCACAATCGGCCAGGATTTCCGGACCGTCAAATCGCGGGTTCGGCGACGACGGACGCCGCGATCGCGTCCAGGTTGTCGAATTGCATCGCGTCAATTTCTTCGTCGATGGTCTTCAGGACTTCCGGGTCGATCGTCAGCATTCGGGACAATCCCTTGACCTTGACCCGCATGATCTGTTTCAGCATGGTCGGCGTTACGTTCGCGGATTGTTCCAGTTCCAGGGCGGTCCGCATGTTCGCGTCGATGTCGGGAAGGTCGAATGTCCGGGGATACTTTGGGACATACTCCGGGAAGGACGTGTCCAGAAGGCGGGCCTTCGCGACCGCCTTCCTTTCGGCGTCTTCCAGGGTGTCGGCGTGATCCGCCAGGGTCGCTTCGATGTCGCGATTATCCCAGGCTTTCGATTCGGCGGATTGAACCTGCTTCGAATCGGACTTCAGGGCTTGTCCGGCGATCTCGAAAAGTTCCTTCCGCCGCCGCATGATTTCATTCGGAAGCGGGTCGATCGCCCCGGAATCCGGTGAAATGATCCTTGTCAGTCCGTTTGTTTCCGCCGTTTCAAAAAGCGGATATTCGATCCCGCGGACCAGTTCGATCGCGTCGTCGAAGGACCGCCCGGACTTCGCCATGATTTCATCGATCAGTCCGGTCGAAATTACCAGTTGCGGGAAGACCCCTTTCAGAAGGTTTTCGTCGTGTGCCGATTCGAGTTGAAGAAGCGACGCCTGGACGCGTTCGGCGTCGTCAAACCAGTGGGGCTTCGCGGAAGGCTTTCCGATCAGGACCCAGGGGATTATGTTCGCCGACAGGGTGAAGGGTTCTTCCCGTTCAATTTCGTGTGCGTTGTCGGACTTCAGGTAAAGGCGCGTCCCGCCGCCGGGCGTCCATAGCGTCCGGACGACCTGGGTCTTTGCTTCGGCTTCCGGGTCTTCGTTGTCGTAAAGCGTTTCCTGGGACAGAAGCCAGGATAGGCTTCCGGTCGTGTCGAATCGCCAGTCGACGACTTCGGTCGATCGCCACAAGGAAAAGAAGATCCGGTCCCCGGCGTCCAGCCTGTCCTGGACGGAACGGACGGACGGTAACCCGGTCGAAGGATCCATCCCTGGGGATCCGCGGTCGACCTGAATCCAGGCCCATTGTCCGGTGATATACGCCCGACAGGCTTCCTTGAAAAATGCCGTTATCGATTCGTTTGTCTTCGTCGCGTCCTGGGCGAAGTCCGGATCGATGCCTTCGCGGGGGACGTCCTGGGCGAAGATCAGTTGAACGATCTTCGTCACGATCCGGGAAGCGTAGTTGACCAGGGCCGCGCGTTCCTTCCGGGATTTGATCTCCCCATCCTTCGAGCCTTCCCACGAAAGGTTTGATTCGGAAGGGAATTTCGAGAGTCTGGCGTTAATGTAGGGCTCCCCCCCGGCGTCAACAAGTTCGTTCCGGTGAAGTTGCCGAAGACGTTCGGCGAGAATCGCGTGTTTGCGCGTTGCGCGTCGATCGGGTTCTTTTGCCATCGATGCCCCCTCTTTTACATTCGGCCAGGATTTCCGCGTCAGCGTCCGCGGATTTGATGATAGAATTCAGGCGAAGCGATCCCGTCCCGGTCCTTCGTGAAGGCGTGAAACATGACGGCGGTCGCGTCGACCGGGTCGTCCTTCCCGCCCGCGGGGAAGTCGCCGAAGCATTTGACGAAGAACGGATTCCATTTCGGATCGCGAAGGACGTGGACACGGCCCGCCGCCATCGGGACTTCAAGCGGTTCGGCCTTGACGACCTTATCCCCTGGAAGCTTTTCCCCCTGGACCGATACGACCCCGGACAGAAGACGCTTCAGCTTCGCGGACGTGTCCTTGTACGCGCCGAAGTCTTCGACGTGTTGGGATACCCTTCGACCGTCCTGAATCACCGTGTCGACGATCCTGGCGTCCCGTTCCGGTGCTTCCGCGCGGATCGCGACCATGTCGGCGACCCAGACTTCGAACGACCGAAGAAGAAGCCCTTCGCGCCGGATCGATTCTTCCCGGACGAATCCCAGGACCCCGCAAGTCCAGTCCGGATTCTGTTTCTCCGTCTGTTTCTCCGACGACGCCAGGTCCCACCCCCGGCGATATCCTGGAAACTGGAATGCTCCATCCGGGCGGCGGATCGCGTTCGGGAAGTCCGCGGGCGAATCGTGAAAGACGATCTGATCGACCTTGAACCTGTTCCCGCCTTCGACCGCTGGATCGCAATCAAGCAAAGCGGGCGCAAAGGCCCCTTGGGATGAATACTGTTCACGATACCAGATCGCCGGAAAGCGTTCTTCGAACAGGAAGGATCCGTCCCATTGCCCCGTTTTCGGGTCCATGTTCCGCGCGGGGAAGCGTAATTCCTGGAACCTGGGGAAGTCCGGGTCTTCCTGCATCTTCGCCAGGGTCCGCCCGCGGACGTCGTCGACGTGCCAGGGCGTAGCGGTCAGAAGCGTTATCGATACCGGGGCCCGCCTGGACAGGGCGTCCAGGAATCCGTCCCAGGCGCGATTCCGATATGTTTCCGACCGGGCTTCGAATCGGTTTTTGCAATAGTCGTCGACGTTCAGAAGGGACGCCCCCTTCCCGGTCAGGGCCCCGCCCATCCCCGCCGCCGTGACCCGGCTTCGCGAATTCGTGACGGACCAGGATCCGACATTCGCCCGGCCCCGTTCAAGTTGCGTATCCGGAAACAGGACTTCGAACGGCTTTGACCGAATGATGTCGTGACAGTCCGCCGAATATCCTTCGACCAGGTCTTGACCGTAACCCGTGAGAATCACGTCCGGGGACATATCGGAACAGGTCGCCAGGAAATAGGGCGGGAAGGCCCTGGAAACCAGATCAGATTTCCCGTGTCGGAACGGAACCGCGATCAGGAGGAAGGTCGAAACTCCGCGGCGATAGTCGGCGATTGCTTGATCCAGGGCGTCGCATATCGCCCTTGTGTGTCGCCCGACGATCAGGTCCCAGGGGTTCCACCATACGAAATGAAGGAAGTCGATCAGGCTTTCGCGGGCGCGGGTCCGCCTGGACAGTTCGCGCTTGATGCTACGCCGGACCCTGGCGATCCTGACGTCTTCAGTCGTCGCCTTTGCCCGCATCGCCGCCGCCTTCCCCAATCAGTTCGTTCAGTTCGTCGTCCGGCATATCTTCCAGGCGACCGCGGCGGATCCTGACGTCCTTCGGGGCTTCCCATCCTTCAAGCTTCGCGATCGTTTCGATCAGTTCGCGGAACGAATGAAGGCGGACCGTCGAAGCCTTCCCGTTTTCGTAATTGACGACTTCCCGGATCGCATGGATCAGGTCGGGATTCGCTTTGATAACGGCGGGGTCTAGACTTATGATTCCCCCGGCGTTGACGCGCATCGCCTTGCGGAAGATTTCGAAGGACGTCTTGACGCCGACGGTCAGCATTTCCAGGGCTTCCGTCTTCTTCAGGATGTTCCGGCGCGATACCTTCCCGCCCAGTTCGGCGACCCGCTGTATCACTGTCCGCCCCTTGATGTCGGGTCGGTTCGCTACCTTCGAAGCCTCCGACTTCGACTTCCCCTTGAACCCGGCGCGGCGATAGGCTTGACACTCCGAATCCCCTAAAAACATCCGTTGCGCCATCTTTTCACGGCGCGGGTCTTTCAATGCTGGCATGGTGTCGATCCCCCCTTACCTTCGGCCAGGCTTTCCGACCGTCTTTTTCGCCCTGCGATAGGCCCGGATCTGTAAGGCTTCCCCCAGGGCAGGCCATTCCCGCCGCGCCTTGTGTAAGCGATCATGGGCCGTAGAAAGCCCGATCCCCAGGCGTTCGGCGATCTCCCGGAACGGACATCCTGGATTCGCGATCCGTTCCATGACGATTTCCCGCGTCGTCACGTCCAGGGACAGGACGGTCTTCATCGCATAGGACAGGACCGCGAACGGGGATTCCGGATCCGGTCCCGCGGATTCTTCCGCCGCGCATTCGTGAACATTCGGACAAAACGAAACGTGCGTCCGGCCCGCGTGTGACCGTTGCCCTTCGAATTGATCAAGATTCTTGTTCGCCTTCCTGGTCGACATACATCGGGCGCAAGGGGTCTTCTTCCAGGGCGTCGTCCTGTACTCCCCCGCGGCGATCTTCAGGGAAACCGGACACTTGTGACAGGCTGAACCGTTCGCGTCAGATTTGGATTTCTTTGACATTGATCATCGCCCCTTCCGCGTTATTGTCGAAGCGTTTTTCCGCGACGACGCGGACGACCTGGGCGTCGTCGTGAAAGACGACCCCCGTCAGAGAGTCCAGGACGTTCCGGATCAGCTTGTCGATGTCCGGCTTCCCGGTTGCGGAGTGTGGCGCGGCCTTCCGGAGTCCGGCGGATCCGCTTTCCCGGTCGGGGATCCCGGCTAGAATGCGGAAGTGATTGTCGGGGCGGCGGACGAAGAATTCGATGGACACTTCGACGGGGATCCCGGCGGGGATCGGCGGGCGTCCCCGCATTCCTTCCCGCGCGAAGACCTTGACCAGGTGTCCGAAGTGTTCGCTTCTGGGGTTGTCGGGAATCAGGCGCGTCACGTTGCGCCCGGCCCTGGTCTTCCCGTTGATAGGCTTCCAGGATCCCTTCGGTTGCGCCTTCCCGCGGGCGTAGAATGTCACTTGCAAGACGTCGCGGCCCCGTTCCCGCGTCATTTATTCTTTCCCCCTGGAAGGACGTAGATCGTCGCGACGTCGGTCGCTTCCGGATATTTCTCCCGGATCGATCGGGCGGCGTCGCCCGCGCCTTCAGGTCCTTCGCCGATGATAACCGTTTCCTGGCGGACCGTTTCGTCTATGGTGAATCTAACCCTGGCGACTGCCATTTGTGCCCCCTTCAGGTTTCGCGTGTGTTCGTCGTTGAGTCTTTGATCATGGTCCCGCGGCGTCGATTCGTCAAGCGTTCTAGTCGACGAAGGGTCGGTCGACGTGGGGACATTGCGGTTGAAGCGGACGATTGAATGTCAGAACGCTCCACCATATACGCCCGCGGAAGAAGACCTTGAACCGTTCGCTCCATGTCAGAGCCCAACATGAAACGACTTCCCCGTCGTCCGCCCTGAAGACTGGAAGCGGAAGATATTCCGGTTGGTCCTCCGCCAAAACGCAATTCACTTCCGGGAATTCAATCGGCTTCATCCTTCGTTCTCCTTTTTCGCTTCTTCGATCATCGCTTCCATGTCGGCGACGCTAACCCCTGGACACTGTTTTTCAAAGAACGCCCGGAACCGCGCCGGGTCGCTTGCGTAGGCTTCGACCGGATGAAGCTTCGCGAAGATTTCGAACGCCCGACGATCGGACAGGTCTTCGGACGTGTTCGTTTCGTGGAATGCTTCTTCCAGGGCTTCCCGGATGTCGCTATCGCCCCAGGCTTCCGTCAGGGCGCGATTATAATCCCCCCAGGGGATCCCCGCTTCCCCTATTGCCCCCAACATGATCGCGCCCCGTTGCGCGTCCGTCAGGGCTTCCCAGGGGACGGGGGATTCGAACCCTGGAATCCCTGCGGCGTTCCATTCGGCAAGGCTTCGCTTTCCCAGGGATACCAAAGCGCGATAAAGCATTTCAAACACGTTCATAATTCCACCCCCTTCTCGTCGGCGTTTCCGTCTAGTCAGTATTACGGCTTTCCGCTCAGTAAACTGTTGGGGCTACCTGATTTGATCTTGCGCCTCATTCCAATCGAATCCTTCCGGGGCCTGCAACAGCCCGAAGTCCCCAGTCTGCTGTTGGTAGTCCTCCAGCGACCCAGAAACAACCGGCTTGCTGTCCGTCCCAGGGCACTCATCTTGATGCACGGTGTAGTGACAATCGTAATACGTGTTGCATATTCCGCAGTATCCAGCCATCTCATCCTCCATTTCTGCCCCAACAAAGGGCTGCAATCTACCTCGTTACACTCGGAGCTTGAGCCCCGGCGTTGGCGGCACGCAATGCGCCCAGTGTCTTGGACGTGGCCGCGCACAGTTCCGGGTCGTGCCCGTAGGCCGCGCCGTAGTTGATGCGCTGCACGACGCGGACGGCCGTCGCGATCTCCGCCGCCGCGTTGGGCGTCAGGCGGTCGATCAGTTCGCGGTCTTCCGCGTCCGACATCGCTTGCAGTTGCTTGTCCATGCTCTCCTTTGCTTCGCGCTCCGCGTTGGCGTTGTGATCGCACGTCATGCACGGTTCCTCTTGGTCTGTGCATTCGCTGTTCTTGCAGCAGCAGCACGGCCATGCCACGTCAAACGCGACGTGCTCTTCGGGGTCCAGTTCAAACTTGTCTCGCGCTTTCGCGTAGTCTCGTAGGCTCATGCTTCCTCTTTTGGGTGTAGGTGTCTGTGTTTTTGCCACAGCACAACCCCGTCTTCTTTCAGTCCGATATGTAGGGTGGTATGCTCATCGCCGTATACATCCCCCCAAACCATATACGGGAACTGTATCCATTCTGTTTTCATCCCCTCCCCTTCCTGAATTCGTCCGCCTTCGGACACGTCGCGAAGTGCGATTCGTATCCGGCAAGAAGTCGCCATTCTTCGGCGACCTGGACCCAGAACCGCCTGACCGATACGTCGACCGGATGGGGTTTCCCCCGCGGCGTCTTGATGAACATAATCTGTTCCCCGCATCCCCGACAGGCGACCTTGGGTTCATGTGACATTTTCAGTTCGGTCCTTCCCGTCGGGATCTTCTGGCGTTCCGGGCTTTTCCGGCGTCGTCAGGAAACACTTCCACCATTCAAGATCGCGCCGTTCTACCCTGTAGGAAGTGACCAGGTCGAAAGTTCGAAGTCGCCCTTCAAATCTCCCCCCCCTGGTACTCTTGAACGCGTCTTCCACTCTCCGAAGATAGTCTTCCGAAAGGTTTCGGTCGGGGAAGACGTCGACCATTTCGTTCGGGTCGGCTTCGTTCGGATCCGGAATCTGTAAGACGTCCAGGAATCGGATCATCTTCGGGACGAATGTTTCGACAGACCCGTCTTCCAGTTCGATGATCGCGACCGTAAAGTTCCCAGGTCCGCTTTCGAATTCTTCGAAGTCTTCCCCCCATCCGTGAAAGATCCCCTCCCGCCCCGATTCGATTTTCTGGAAGACCCCGGCCCCATCAATTTCCATTTCGTAGATGGCGACAGGTCGCGTCTTACAGGCAAGGCTAATCGTGTTCGGCTTCATGTGAAGTTCCCCTTCATTCGCGTTTCGTCGATGATCATGGTCAGGATCGTTTTCGCTTCTTCCCGCCTATGGATCAGGATCGTCACGTCAAACCTTCGCCCGTCCGATCTGGCCCGTTCGATCTGAAGATCCAATTCCTGAATCCGTCCGCTGATCAGTTGCAACACGAAAGAAGCCGTGTTTTGACAGATCGTCATGGATCCACCATCCTTTTCTTCAGTTTGTTCGCCAGGACCGCCCCAGGGTTTTTGATGTCGTCCGTTTTCAGTTCCCCCCATAGGGTCGCCAGAACTTCCCGGAAGGCGACGTCCCCGATTTCCTTGATCGCCTTTTTATAGAACCCTTCCGCCCTGGGGGAATAGGCTTCCCCTGTGATCCTGAAGGCAAGGGCGACAGGCGAAGCCTTCCCGTCCATTATCCCCGAATAGTCGTCGATCGATTTATCATCCGAAGCGTTTGACGGCCTCGCGCGCGTCTTCGTCTTCGGTTTAACGTCTCCGTCTACGTCTACGTCTACGTCTACGTCTACGTGCGCTATAGACCGTCGCTTGACCGTCGCTTGACCGTCGCTTGACGGAAATCGGCTTTCTTTCTGCCGTGTCCGTTGGTCCCATCGGTGCATTTGAAGGTACAAACGACCGTCGGATTCGGACGTGTAAACGACTATCAGCCCCGCCTTTTCGATCCCTTCCAGGTCCCGCGCGATCCGCGTCGTGTTGACATTGTCGAAGGGATAGCATCCCGACTTTACCAGGCGCGGGTCGCCGTGATATCTTCCGAAGTCGTCGCAAACCGTGATCAGAAGAACGAAGGTCCTGAATTCGCCGTCCTTCAGCCTGGCGATCCGTTCGGAATCCCGAAGCCCATCCCGCAAGATCCTATTCGGCATTACTTTCCCTTTCTTCCCGGAGTCTGAAGAACCCGTACAGATCCGGAACGATCGACATCGCCCATATCGCCAGGCGTCGCTTCCAGTTATTATTGACCTTGAATCCTTCCGCGTCAGGCCCGTCCTTCAAAGCCTGTTCCCATCGAATCTTATTGATAACCGCTTCGATCGAAAAGCGGGTCCATCCCCGGCGTTTCATTTGAAGCGAATATCGAACGACCAGGTTCGAAATCTCCCGTCCGGCGGGCGTGTGCCGCCAGACTTCGAATAAGATCCAGTCGTCAAGGTCGATCGTCATGGAAGACCCGTCGGATTCAAGGCGTTCCATTACGATCTTCCAGAAGGCGGACGATGAAATGTCGACGTTCTTCGTCCAATCGAACAGGTCCGGGCCTTCAGTCGTCATGGACTTCCCTTTCGCACACGTCGCACACAAGACCCGCTTCGATACAGGCGGAACAGGGCGGAGATATGAAACAAGTACAATTCTCGACTTTCGCTGGGACCAGTGTTCCTTCACACCCATTTTCACCGCAAGCGTCGCCTTCTTCCTTCCCAAGATAATCAGTCGTCATTTCCGGACCCCCCCGCGGACAGTTCCGCCAGGGACAGGATCTTCTTCGTGACCGACTTCGCGCCCTTCTTCGCGACGATCCCGAATCCCTGGGTCAGGATGGTCTTCGTCGTTCCGACGGGTTCGTCGATCAGGATCGCCTTGACGTGATCGCCGATCTTCGCGTTCGCTTCTTCGTATGCCTTGCGGGTTTCCGCGCATTCGAAGAACGTCTGACAGTGAAGATTCAGAAGGGCGTCGTCCATCCGGTCGATGATCCCTTGTGCCCTGGTTATATCGGGGACACACCACGGACAGAAATCGCATTTCCCGCAAGTGTCCGGATGATAGTCGACCCGGTCGGGGAACAGGGCGTCCGCTTCGGACAGGAAGTCCCCGGTCGTCCCGGCGACCTTCATCTTCGTCCTAAGCTTTTCGATCGACGTCACGCGGCCTTTCAGCCTTGCCGCTTTCTGAAGAAGTCCTTCGACATATTCCAGGTGATCATCATACCGGACGACGATCTGGCGGTCCGCGAAGGTCGTCGGCTTCCGGATGTAGATCATCCCGACGTCGACCTGGCGGAAGTGACAATACGTCAGGATTTGCCCCGGATAACATCGAAGATATGCCTGGGGCGCGTCCAGAAGGAAGACGATCGCGTCCGCGTCTTCTTCGGGAAGCTTGTCGAAGGTGTATTCGTTCATCGACTTCGCTTCGACCGGGATCGTCAGGGGACGTGCCGCGGGCGTTTCCCGGACAGATATCGCGAAGTCTATCCTTCCGCCGATGTCGAATTCGTTCGGCGGGATGTTCGTTTCCTGTTCGACGACGTCGACCCCCTTCTGCTTCAGGGAGTCCCTTGCTTCCTGGGCGATGTCTTCGCCGATCAGTCGCCCGCGGCGGAAGATCCCCATAAGCCCCGCGCCTGGTTTCGGAAGAAGGTCCCAGGCGACGCGAAGATATGTCAGATATCGTTCGCAAGGGTGCCCCAGTTTCGAAGCGTAGGTCGACCGGACAGGCCGGGTCCCCGCGTTCGCGTTCCGGTTTTCGATGATCGCCCCGACGATGTCGGGAATAATGCCTTCAGGAATCCGCGTCATGTTCATGTGTCCGTCCCCCTGATCCCGACGATTCGAAGAAGGCCCGGCGGGCGGGATCATCGCCGCCGGGCCCGTGTGAGTCTGTCCCGTTTCTACTCCGCGCCATTCTCCGCGTCAAGCGTTTCCAGATCGACCAGGATTTCCCGCGGGGCCCCGGTCCCGTCCGCGGGCCCGACGATCCCCTTCGCTTCAAGGGCGTCCATGATCCGGGTTGCCGTCGTGAACCCGACCTGAAGGCGACGCTGAATCGTCGTCGTCGACGCCCGCTTCGTGTCCTTCAGGATGTCGATCGTCTTCGCGAAGTCGTCTTCCGAAGGCCCAGGATCGCCGTCAGGCATTCCCGGCGCGGATCCCGCGCCTTCGCCCTGCCCCGGTTCCCCGTCGCCCGTGTCGCCCGCCTGGGCCCCGTTCATCGCCGCCATATACGGGAACAGGCGCAATTCCTGGACCCGTTCATCGTCCGACATCCGGCGGGAATCGATCATGTCGTTCGTGTCGGTCCTGAATTCCTGGACCTTTCCCAGGTCGAAGTCCAGGGCCCGGACACATTCCACGGGGCGGATCTCATATCCGTTTCGGATCGTTTCCGACCTGGACGCGATTTCCGCCTTCGCGCCTTCGATCTGTCCCTGAAATTGCTTCTTCAGGGACGCCAGGTCCGCTTCGTACCCCTGAATCCTGGCGATCGCGTCGGCGACATAGTCCCCGGCCTTGATCTTTTCCGCGTCGGTCAGCTTGACGCGAAGGGGAAGGGTCGTCTTCTTCCGTTCGATCGACCGCGGGAAAAGTCGGTCAGAAGTGACCAGTTCCGCGGTCCCTTCCACGTCGATCCCGACCAGGATCCGAAGGTCTTCGTCCAGTTCCGGGGTTTCGATCCCTACCCTGACGATCCGCTTTTCCCCGTCCTGGTTCACGTGAACCATTTCCACGCAGGGCGCGTGAGTCTTGATCCATTCTGCCAGGCGTTCCTTCGCTTCCGTTTTCTTCGTCTTCGGCATAATTCCCATCCTTCTGTTCCGTCATTCTGTTCCGTCATTCAAAGCGAACGGCGGCGGGATCCTTGTCCGCCGCCGTTCCTGTGCGTGTGTTGCGATCCAGGCGGCGGCGTCAGGTATAGGGAAGATCGTCCGGATCGCCCTTGCCGTCGCCGCTTCCGCCCTTGCCGTCCTTCGCCCCGGCCCCGTTGCCCCCTTTCCCGTCCCAGGTCGCCCCGTTGTATGTTTCCCAGACCTTCTTGATATCCCCGAAGGTCCTGTTCATCCCCTTTTCGGATATCCGCTTGATCGACGACCATCCATTAAAGTCGCCGTTTGCCGTGATCATCTTACAAACCTGGTCGACCGTCGTCGGTTCCGGGGATCCCGGAAGCGACCATCCGGACGACAGAAGATCCCGGCACATAATCTCTATTTCCGCCCGCCTGTCCGCGCCTTCCTGGGTGTCGGCATTCCCGCCCGACTTCCCCTTCTGGAATGTATGTCCGGCGAAGCCCTTCGCGTCCTTCCCGACGCGAGCCATTTCCGCTTCCGACCCGTCCCCTGACAGGCCCAGAAGCGACAGGATTCCCTTCTTCCGGCATTCGGTCGCCGCCATTTGACGGACGAAGCGTTCGTCGACCTGGTCGACTTCCAGCTTCCCACCGCGGGACAGAAACTTGTCCCTGGACGACGCCGCGCCTGAACATTCGACTTCGACCCCGGCGACGGACGCCGCGCCGAAGCATTCATAGAGATAATACGGACCCTTGTCGTCCTGGAAGTTTGTCCGCGTGAACAGGGGACGCCCGTCCGGATCCTTCAGGTACCGGAACGAAGCCCCGATCGTCGCCGCTACGATGTCCGCGTAATTCTTATTACGCCTGACCGTGATCGACGTCGACCCGTCTTGCTTCCGGTCTTCGAATCGGTCGAAACAGTCACCGCCGACCCTGGCGTCGATAATCTGTTTGATCCGGTCCAGGACCTGGACGCGTCGATCGACGCCCTTTTCCAGGCGTTCCAGGGCGGCGTCGTCAATCCCGCCGCTTTCCCCGACGTAGATCAGGGCCCCGCCTTCGCGCGGTCTTTGGATTTCCGCGGGTACTTGCGCCCCGCCCGTCCCAGTGTGTCCCGTTGTCTTCATGTTCCCGTCCCCCTTCGTGTGTCGCCAGGTTCCAGGGCCCCGGCTTCGTGTGTTTCGTGTGCCCCCTGGGACAAGTCTGTTCAGTGAACCAGTTTCGCCTGACGATCGCAAGCGGTTTCTTCTGGTTCTGTTTCCGTCTAGTCAGTATTACGGCTTTCCGCTCAGTAACCTGTTGGGCGAGAGAGGAATGCGCCTCCCCCGCCCGTGGTTTCAGTCTGCGTGAGTTCCTTCAACGTCCCGCGCTTCCCTGTCCTTCGTGCGCTGGTCTAACGCCGCCAGAGCCGCGCCGCCATCACGGCACGCGCTTGGCGCAGAAACTCGTGGTAGCGATCGCGCCACTTCTCGGCAGACGTGCGCCACTCGCCGCTCGCTAAATCCCAGTTGCCGCCGTTGGCGTTGGCGATCAGCACCCACGCCATTTCAAGGTGGTCAAACATTTCGTCTCGTTCCTCGCTCACGGCCTGAAGCAGTCCTGCAACCTGCGGCACGGCTTCGTACTCAACTCCGTCAATTTCAATCTTGCTCATCTCTCTGTCTCCTTGCCCCGTGTTGTTTTTGCTCCGGTCGGGATGGGGACGCCCAACCAGAGCGTGCAGTGTACGCGGACAAGCCGCGCCACTGACGTTAATCGTTGGGTTTAATACTTGTCCGCGTCAAAATACTCCTCCGCTTCTTCCTTCGTCATGGGTTCAGACGCATATCTGTTTGCCCACGTTTCATCTTCCTTGCTTGGGTTTGTGTCGCGTCCGAAGCAATTCGGGCAGGCCCGCAGTTTCCCTTGGAACACGTTTCCGCATGTGTTGCACTTCATTCTCATGTCTTCCCCCTTTCAAAACCCAACCAGCAAATGGAGCGTACGGAATACCGCCGCTCATTTAATCGTTGGGTTTACGTATGTCGCCCGTTTGCAATGTCTATCGCCTCCATGTCTGTCAGTCCGTGCTTTTCGGCAAACCGCTTGACACACGCCTTCCACTCTCCGATGGTCTTCAACTTGGCAATCTTCGCCTTCAGTGTGGATATGTCGCCCAATGTAATTGTGTCTGTGTTGCTCATCTCATCCTTTCCGCCGATTGGCTCACCCAACCAGCAAATCGAGCGCACGTTACCGCCGCTCATTTAAGCGTTGGGCAACACATCTGGGACGGAATCCCATAGTGTAGCCGCCCGTTCATGCACGTCCATCAGCGCCTTGATGCTGCGTGCGTATGTCGTGGACTTGTCGCCAAGCCGATCATACGAGCGGTGACACAGAGACACCCTCTTGTGTGCCTCGCGTCGGTAATCCTTGACGCTCACAGTGTAAACCTTGCTCATCTCATCCTTCCCGCTGATCAGTCACCCAACCAGCAATTGAGCGTACGGAATACCGCCGCTCATTTAATCGTTGGGTGTGTCTAGCTCCGGTCGGGATTGGCATGATTCGCCGCGAGCCGCGAGCCATAGCCCGACTAGCGCATGCACTACCAGTAAGCAGAACGCAGCAATAAAGCACTGCCTCGGCAATACGATCATGGATGTTAAACACAAGCTTATGATCGCCAAAGCCAATGAGAACCGTCCGATATGTCTAAGCTTGTCATAATTCGTCATCCGATTCATCCCCTATCCTCCCCTTCTCGTCGGCGTTTCCGTCTAGTCAGTCCCTCACTTCCGGCGTTCGATTTACGATGATTCCCATCCCACACGACGAACGCAAGGCCCAGCATCGCCCCGCCTGACATCCACCTGTAGAACGGGACATCTTGCACACCCATGAACGACAACCCGACCGTCCAAAGGACGAGGCCGACCAGAAATCGAATAATCCTCATTCTCGACTTTCCTTCCCTACATCCAGGATGTTCGTCGTTCGTTGACATCCGCGAAGACGTCGTCCATTTCTTTCTTAAATTCGAAGTCCGGCTTCGCTATCGGGACGGGAATTCCCTTCAGGCGTAACCCGGCCATAATGCAAGCGGGACAATCGTTCGCCGCGTCCCGGAGTCCCGGAAGGGCCTTCAGAAGGCGTTCGCGGAATTCGTTCTGATCCAAACCCCTACCAGGTTCCCATTCTTGCGTGAACAGGTCCCCAGGATCCGGAAGCGTTTTCAGAAGGTCTTCCGTCGGAGTCTGGGCGTTATCCAGAAGATCGCACACTCGACACTTACGATCCGGGTTCTTCGTGCAAGATGATTCGTGAACCTTCATCGATCCGACCGAATACTTCCGGCGACCGCAAAAGTCGCATTCATACCGCTTGACCAGTTTCGTTTTCACAAAAGCCGCCCTTCCTTCGCCGCCTGTGCCCGGATCAGGGCCGCGGGATCGTCAGCCTGGGGTTTCGCCGCGGCCTTCTTCGCGGCCTTCTTCGCGGCGACTTCCGCGCGGGCCCGCCCGATTTCATCGTCGCCCGGATCCCCGCCTTCGGATTTCACGTCCGCCCCTTCGGATTTCACGTCCCCGAATGACGCGACCCCGTCGGACACTTCGACGATGATCCCGCTTTTCGGGGCGACGATCCTTTCGATCCAGACTTGCGCCCCGGCTTCCGCCGCCGTGTCCGCGATGATCTTCAGATTTCCGGCGTCCAGGTCGTTCCCGGCCTTGATCAGAAGGACCTTCAGGCGCGGATTCATCGACAGGGCGATCTGGGTCGCGACCCGAAGACGCTTCCCGGTGCCCAGGTCCGCCAGGGGGAAGCCTTCGAAGGTCAGTCCCTTTTCAGAATCGAACCCGATCCCTTCCAGTCCCGCCGGAAGGTTTGCTTCCGCGATCCGGGTTCGCTTCACTTCGTCAAACGCCCGAAGGTCGTCGGTCAGGAATTCCGCCTTCGCCTTCATGTCGGCGATCGATTTCGCCAGGGCGTCCGACGCCGCGCGGGCCCGGACCTTTTCGTTTGTCGTGTTCACGTTCCGGATCTGTTCCCGGATCGGTTCCAGGTCTACGTCGACCAGGGCGGCGACCGCGGCTTCCGTTTCCGCCAGGCGTTCGCGCCCTTCCGCCTTCATCTTCCGAAGGTCGTCCAGGCTGATTCTCATCGCGTCTTTTTGCGAGTTCAGTGTCTGGATCCGTGCGTCGATGTCGGCAACGCCTGAAAGGGTTTCTTCGATGTCGCGTTCGACGCCGACAAGGCGTTCCTTGATCCGGGGAAGATTCCCCCGCTTGTTTTCGTTGTCCCTGTTCGTCGCCTGGGCGTCTTCCTGTGCGTTCAGAAGGTCTTCGACGTCGACTTCCTTGTCCGGGACCGACTGTTCCACGTGGAACGATGTCAGCGTCCCCTCTTTGTCCCGGATCGCCCGGTTCAAGTCGGCGCGTTTCTGATACGCGACCGCGGCCTTCGCGTCGATGTCGGCGAAGTCGATTCCCAGGGCCTTCCGGACGACTTCCGCCTGTTCGAGTCCGTCCATGTTCGCCAGGGCGGCGGGATCCATCCCCAGGGCCCCGACAATCGACGTCAGGGTCCCCTGGTTCCCGGACATCCCGTCGGCGGTCTTGACGACCAGGCGGGGATTCTGTCCTTTCTTGAAGACCTTCCTGACGATCAATTCCGGTTCCTGGTCCCCTAGCGTGATCCGGATTTCCCCGGATTCCGCCCCCTTCCGAATCATGTCGTCAGGAAGACGCCCGCCCGCAAGGCCCCAGATAAAACAGTCCAGGGTCGTCGACTTGCCTTCGTCGTTATTCCCGACGACGAAGATCGGGTCCTTCGCGTTCGGGTCGATCTGGATCCGCGCGATGTTCAGCCGGCGGATCTGTTCCGCTTCCAGTGATAAAACCTTCATTCCGTCCTTCATTGTCCGTTCCCCTTCGTGTGTTCGATGTTCCATCCGTCCCGATTGCTACCAGTCGCGCGGATTTTCCGCAATGTTCGAAAGGGACGCTTCCTGCCCTTCCGTTATGAACCCGTTTTCCTCAAACCACTCCCGGACACTGGCGACAAAATCGCTATCAGGGAACGCGTCTTCCGCTTCCTGTAACAGTTCCAGTGTTTCCTTTTGCGTCAGTTCAGACTTCGCCATTTGCGCCCCCTTCTATACCAGGACCCCGACCAGGATCCATCCCAGGACCGCGACCGTCCATCCGACGACCGCAACCACTATCAATGCCCGCCTTGACATTTCCCGGCGCGGCTTCGCCCAGGATTCCAGATCCGGCCCCGTGACGACGCAATCCCCATATCGAAACGCGGATCGCTTCATTTCGCCCCGCCTTCCGTCCTGGGAAACGTCCGTTCCCATTCTTCCAGGATCAAGGTCCGGATCAGTTGCGTCCGCGCCTTGAATCCCCGCTTTGTCTTCAGGCGATCCAGTTTCCGGATCAATATCTGATCCGCATGGTCGTGTGTGATAGCAAGCCCGATCGTCGTCGTGACCCGTCCCGTTTTCGTCGTCGTCGTCATGGTGTCGTGTGCCCCCTTTCGTGATCTCGTATTTTCAGCCTGTAATAAACTATCGCAATCGGTTTATATCGTCAAGGTCTTTTCCGCATTCCGATTCTTTCCCCGTGAAAAAATCCTCAAACTTCGTCCATATCCAAACCGCCAGGATCCCGACCGCCAGGATCCCGGCCACGATGAACCCCAAGGTTATGCGGACGGCCACGTATGCGGTTAGCAGGGCGGTTCGGATGGTCAGTCGATCAGGCGGCTTGTTCATTTCGACCCCCTTTTCTTCTTCGCCGTCGCTACCACGATCCAATCATTGCCCCAAAGCGTGCGGCAAGCATTGCAAGCGCAACCATAGCCGCGCCAACTGTTAGCGCGAATCCCCAAGATTCGTACATCATCCCCCCCCCGCTTTTGCCATATTGACCAGTCCGCGCCGATACGCTTCCGCCGGGTCGATCAGGACCGCGGACTTCTCCGTCCGCCCGGCTTCCCGGATCGATATCAGGTCTTCCCCGCCGATCGTGATCAGGGAAACGACCAGACGTCGCCCCGCCGGATCCGGCCAGGTCCCGGAGATCGCGATCCTGAACGCCTTCCGAGTCCGTCTTGAAACCGTCTTTCCGAAGTCCGTCATTTTCCGATTGCCCCTTCCGCGCGTTTTCGATAACCTGTCCCCTCTGTCCGTCGGTCCCCGTTTTCGTGTACGGGGATCCGGGGCCCTGGGGTTCATCCCCCAGGGTCCCACCCTTCCCCCCTTCCCCCCTACCAGGGCAAACCCTTTCGCGTCGATTCCTGGCGTCGCCAGGCCCCTTCGTCAGGGTCCAGGTCTTCGGCGTTGATGTGAACCAGGGGCGCGGATTCCTGGGGCGTTGTGGCGACGACAGGGCGAAGCCGGATCAGGGCGAAGGACGATCCCCCCGCGGGCGGGCGGACGAAGATGTTTCGCGCCCCGTTCGCGTAGACTTCGACGGACCCCAGAAGACCGCCGATCCCCGCGGCGTCGTGAAAGAACGTCATGTCTTCGGCGTCGTTCGGGGGACGCGCGTCGACGCATTCGACCCCGACGATCCATTCGCGACATATAGCCCGGTTGTTCCGTTGAGCGACAAGCGGATCGATCGCCGTTTCCGGATCTTCGAACGCCAGGACTTCGATCATCATTGTCCCCGCGTCCGTCGTGATCGTCCGCGGGGTCGCCAGGACTTCGCCCGCGCGGACCTTCCCGCCCGGCCCCGTGTCCTTCTGGATCCCCGCGATGTCCCGGTCCCGTTCCCAGTCGGCCCCCGCCGCTTCTTCGCGTTCCGCCGTCTTCGATCCCATTTCCTTCTTCATCGCCGCCACCCTTCGTGTGTTTCCGATCTTCATTCTTTCGAGATCATACCATCCCCCCACGGGACCGCAAGTCTTTTTTTGCTTTTCTTTATTAAATCTTTCATGGGTCAAACGTGCGTCTTTATTGGAGATTATCGCGGAAGGAAGGCGCGGAGTCGCGCAAGGGTAAGAAAAAGGGGGGGACGCCGCCCCGTGTTCGCCTGGACGGATCAGGACAGAAAAAGGCGCGTCCCCGGATGTTCATCGACGACGATCTTCGACGGTCGACCGTGAAAGCGGACGAAAAGTCCTTCGGGCGTCAGGTCCTTCCCGGCGTCCGCGGGGACCAGGGGATGAATCCCGGCCAGGCATAGGGTCGCGAATTCGTTACAGGTGAACCGCCGCGGATTGTCCAGGCGGAACAGGCGTTTTGCCGGACCCTTCTTCATTACGCGATTCCATATCAGATAAAGAAGGATCAAGCGGTTGTCGTATGCTTTCCCGTGTGTCGCCTTCGCCCGCTTCCAGATTTCCGCCTTCTGTTCCGGCTTCAGGTCCAGGGTCTTCGAAAAGATCCGAAGAACGCGTCCATCCTGGAAGGCGTCAAGAAGGTGCGAATAGGGTGACGGATAGACCCCGGCCTTGTGTGATTCATAGATCCAGGACGGGGTTTCGCTTGTGAAGGTGAAATGAATCAGAACGTGATTTATCGCGGACGGGATCATCGCCCCTTCCCAGGACGCGCGGTCGTTCGCCCGGATCATCTTGCAAAGAAGATTTGTTCCGGCGGTGAATTCGATCGCGATCTGGTCGATCCGGTTCGTCATTGATTCCATGATCTTCCCCCCCGGTGTCCTATCGTCCCGACCCTGTCCCGTCCGCGCCGTTCGCCAGGGCGGCTTGACCGCGGGCCCGGTCGGCTTCGCCCCCGGCGTCCGCGCCGTTCCCCTTCGGGTTCGAATGTCCATGTTCGAAGGCAACGAAAAGCTTCCCCGCGGGATGTAGGATCTTGACCGCTTTCGCCGTGTCCTTCGCGACAGTTGCGGCGGACGCGGACGCGGCGACCTGTCCGAAGTGTCCATCGGCCCCGACCTTCAGGGCGCGGGCGGCGTCGGTCCGGGTGAAGTGACAGAAGACCGGGGTCGACGTCGCGGCCTTGATGTGTGCGATCAGGGCGGCGTGATTCGCGTCGTTCTTCAGCGTCGCGTCTTCGTTCGCTTCCAGGTCGGACGTCCAGGCGTCGACCAGGTCCCCGAATGCGGCGTTCATCTTGTCGAAGTGAACGATTTTCTTCGCCAGTGGGGCCCGGTCCGCGGGCGGGGAATCGTCGGTTTCCAGAAACAAGTTGATCCGCTTCCCTTCGGCCCGCCGCCCCTTGAGGATCCCCCGGACCCTGGCGACTTCCGCGGGATCCAGCGTCCCGGCGAATCCGTCGGAATAGGGGGAAGCGTCCCCGAAGGGACCGTCCCCGGCATTGAACAGGACGAAGGTTTCCCAGGTCGTCCCGTCCCGCCAGGCGTCGATCGTTCCGGCGACCCCTTCCGGCATTGTCCTGGAAAGGCGGTTCATCCCGTAGACCCGCGCCCCGTCCCACCAGTTGCGGGCGTTGTAGTCAAATCGCGCTTCAGGCGTCGGTCCAGGGTCCGGGACAGGGCTTGCCGGGCCTTCAGGCGTTCCGGGCGTCGGTTCTACCGGGACGATCAGGTCGCGAAACGTCGCGCATCCTGGGGCCAATAATGCCAGGGAAAGGATCAGGACGCGGATTTTCATGCTTTCGATCTCCTTTGTCCGATCTTGACCCGACCGGACAGTCGAAGTCCGTCGGGTTCGTGTGTCCAGGAATACAAATCGTTAAACGAAAACCAGACCCGGTTCCCGAAATGGTATTCGGGGCGAAGCCTGACCGGAAGTTTGTCTTTGACCGGGGACGATTCGTCGGAGAAATAACACCAGTCCAGGGCGATCCATTCATTATCTGATTCCCGGAGATATGTCGCCCAGGCGTGACCCCCGTCCGCGGCCCCCGCCCCAGGGCGGACCATCCCGGCGGCGACCCTGATCCGGTGAAGCGGGATCCCCAGGTTCGCGCAAAGGGAAGCGATCAGGATCGCGCCGTCTTCACAATCCCCGACCCGGCGGGCGATCGTTTCGGCGGGGAAGGTCCAGAATTCTTGAATCTGTTTCCCCTGGATCGTTTCGTCCCCGACATATTGGATCATCCGGCAAACGGCGACCTGGACGAAGTACGCCCGCGCGTCGTTGTCGGTCGCGGCCCTGGCGTTATCGAATGCGGCGCCGGACAGGATCCCCTGAAGGACGACGTCGTCGGACCAGAAGAACCTGCGGACGTCCATCGCGAACATTCGGGTCGATCCGGGGATCGGGCGTCCTTCGTAAACGATCGGGGCGCGGGGATGTTTATCGTTCCAGAATTCGGCGTCGCCTGTGCGGTCGATCATGTATTCATCCCCCGCGATTCATCATCTGACCCTGGACAGAAGTTCCTTGATGTCCCTTCGCCCTTCAGCCTGGGACACAAGGACGGTTTCGACCATCGCTTCGACGCGGGACTGGGCCCGCTTCATTTCGACCAGGTCCTTCGCCATCGCGTCGCGACAGGCGCGGGCTTCCTTTTCGACGCGGCGGATCTCCACGGCGTTCGAACGGATTTCGCTGTCGTTCGTTTTTATGTTCGATTCGCAAGCGACCAGTCGGTTCGTGTCCTGTCCGTAAATCTTGATCGGACGCCAGACCAGATTCAGGATCGTCAGTCCGGCAATTACCGAAGCGACGAGTCCGCTTGCCGTCCAGATTTTCGCCCTGTTATTCATGCCGCCATTTTCGCCGTTCCCCATGCTGACCCCCGCAAGTCCACACGCATTTTCAAGGCATCGCTATGCTGTCGCCGTCGTGATATGCCGCGCTTGCCGTGTACCAGAACTCGATTTCGTGTATGGCAAACCAGGTGTTCAGCTCGTCGTCGTCAGAAAACGAAACGCGGATTCGCAAAGGAGCGTTGCTGCCATCGGTCACCGTGTATTCGTGATATCCCGCCGACACGGTTGTGATTAAGCCCACGGCACCCCATGCGATACCGTTCCACCATTCGACCGTCAGAATGCCGTTGACGGCATCAACATAGGTTGCGGGCGATGTCAGTTTCAGAACGACCTTTTCGCAGACCGCTTCTCGACCATGCCCCCACGCAAGGTCAAAGTCCGCTACGTCGGTCGAAAGCATCCCGCCGATCGCGAACGTCGCCGGATTGCCGTCACACATAAAGGGGGACGCAACGCCAACAGTTGTGTCCGCGATCAGTTTCCCCTTTCTAATAAGTGCCACTGTTCACCCCCTAGTCAGGCCATGCAACGGAACCATAATCGAATCCAGCTTCCGGTGTCGGGTCATCGTTCGCTTCAACGGCAGCAACAACTTCCGCCACCGTCAACGCCGTTGGCGTCCCTTGAAGAATTGCGTCGAGGTCGTTCATGTCGAAGGCGGCGAACGCCCCGCCCGCCCGGTGATAATGATGCAGCCGCCGCATGATGGACATGCACTTCTTGTACAGCGGCGTCGCTGTCGTGACTCCGGGATTAACGAAACGCTCGATGATCTTTTTCATTACGATGCATCGAACCAGCTCGTTCTTCGCTACGTTCACACAACGGCCCGAATCGCGAATGATGTCCGCGATCTTCGCTCTGTTGCCATACAGGTTTGCTACGAATGCTTCTTGTTCTGGTGTGAGCGCCATAATCGTTCTCCTTATTCAGCTTCAGGCCAGGTGCTGTACGTCCACGTGTGACGCTTTGGCCAGACAGCCCACACGTTGGTTGTGATCCCGATGAACTCGATGGCTGCGTACGGAAGTCCGTTCACGTCCATCGCGCCGGAGTAGATGCAGGCGTTCGTTCCTGGTCCATACTCTTCCAGATAGTTGCCGGTGGCAGGCCAGACTCGCAGAACATTGGTCGTCACGTTTTCCATTCGGTACGACGCCCCGATCAGCAATGCGCTGAGAGGCGGCAGATAGTAGTCCGAAGATTCGGCGGCGGGATTCGCAATGATCAGCACCCCGGCGAGGTTCTGTGTGATTGTGAGATTGGTGCTGGTAGTTGAGAGCGTTCCTGACGTGACGTTTGTAACACTTCTTCCGCCCATATCCAGGTCACCGCTCATCGTCCCGCCCGTGCGCGGGAGGTAGTTCGTCGTAGAGTCCGCCACGGCCCATGTGCCCGTTCCAAGGTATCCCGCAACGGAATGATCGCCCCAGCTGTATGCCCAATCCCACAGCGACGGGTTGGCAGTCTCTTCATCCAGTAGCCTATACGGAGTTCCAAAAGGGCCAGCCCGGAATAGGAAATCGGACTCACCATTGTATCCCAGCCCATTCGTAACGGTTTCCCCCGCAAACCCATTTCCCGCCCGAAACTTGATCTGGAATGACAGCGCGGCAAACGCATTAGACGAGCGGTCCATCGTGAGATTGTTGGTCATGCTGCGCTCACCGCCCGGGAGTATGGCGAAGGGGTCAACCTCAGCAGAGAGGTATCCGGATTCCGCATGGTCGCCCCAGCCATAGGCAAGCTCCCACTGGCCGACCTTCGCGCTTGTGATGTCTTCGCCGTCAGTGAATACTAGAGAGTTGGTGGCTATGTTGGTAACGCTACCTCCGCCCATGTCGAGATTGCCGCTTGTCAGTTCCACGCGGTCGAATCGTCCGGTCGGGGATGTGAGCCCGCTTCTTATTCTCCATTCTCCGAAAAGGTCGTGGTCGTCGAAGTCTATGTGTAAAAGCCCATCGCGCCATAATCCGGATTGATTGATCCACGTCCCCGCCGCCCCGCTGAATCTAATTTGCGCGATGTTCGTCGAATTTTGCCCGCCGTGATCCAGGTTGCCCGTCATTGGATACGTGCCCGCCCGAAGAAGATAGTCGGACGCCGCCGTCGCCAGGACGCCGGAAGACGTGATCCCGGAGTCGATCGTCAGGATCCCGCGTGCAAGTTCGATCAGGTCGTCGCCGTCGTCCAGGACGACCTGACACACGAATTCGCCGTTCGTCGCAACCTGAAGTTTCGAAGGCGCGATCGTGACGACGTTAGAAGTCGCGGAAGAAGAATCGACCGAAACCGACCAGGCTGCCCCGGACCAGGATTCGGCATAGTACAGGCGACCCGTGTATCCCGTGACAAGGAAGTCCGCGCCGTCGTCCAGGCAATAGAAGTCCCATCCCTTCGTCGTCCCCTGGACGGTCCGAAGGTCGCAAGGGCGAAGCGGTTCCTGGATATCGACGGTGATCGAAGCATTCCCCGCGGCGAAGACCGCCGCCGCCGTAAGCATGAACGCGAAGACCGAAATCCTAAAAACCTTCATTGTGTTCCTTTCCGCTTCCGCCTGGATCCGCCCCGTCAGTCTAAAAACAGTATCACATTCCCGACCAGGTTCGTATCGAAAACGTCAAAGCGGACCGCGTCGCCTGGGAAAGCGTAAAGGTAAACGGACGGCGACCACTGTTCGAAGGCGTCGTCGCCTTCCAGGGTGTCGACGTCGTTCGTCACTGATCCGGACACGAAGGAAACCGTCGTCGTGTTGTCGGTCGCCGCGTCCCAGGTGATCAGTCCGGACATTACGCCCGCGACCCGGTCGGCTTGACCGACGTCGTCGGCGTCGAAGGTGATCGTCCCCGTCCCGTTCGAAATGGTCCCAGTGACCCGCTTCGCGCCCGCGGCCAGGACGGAACCCGCGGCCAGGACGCCGATCGCCAGGAAAAGAAGGATTCGTCGGTTCATTTGATGTTCCCCCAGATTTTTCTTCGATCTTCTATCTTCGGCCAGGATTTCCGGAAGATCATTTCATCCGGAAACCATCTTCAACGTCCCACTTCAGGACCCAGGTCCCGCCATCGGTCGCCCATCCACGCGAGTTCGTCCCGGACCCGTAGGGGATCGTAAGGGGAAGGATCCCGTCCAGGATGTTCGTCCCCTTCGCGGTAGCGAACGTGTCGATGTAAGATAGTCGATGTCCGTCGTCGTCGGTCCGGGGATCCCCCAGGTCTTCGAACGGGGATTCCGGTTCCCATTCGATCAGGGTGTCGTCGAAGTCGGTCGAAACGTCGGTCGCCCGGATGTATATGTCCTTTCCCGATTTGCGGTCGTTCATCAAGGCGTCGATCATTCCGCCGCGCCATCCGGTCCCGACGGGCCCGGTCCTGTGCGCCTGGGGCCCCCGGAAGTCCATCGCGATGTTTCCGTTCTATCGGCGAGCCCAGACC